AGATCTACACATGCAGCAATTGTGCATCTCATTGACAGGCGAAAGGATCCAGTGGATATTGATTGGTTGAACATGCACAATGATATGGTAAGAAAAAAAAATGACAATAAATAAACACGAACTAGAAATTGCGCGGGTTGCCAGGAGGTTTCGCGAAATTTGTTCAGAGCACATAGAAAATATGGAGGATAAACTTCCAAGTGCAAACAATCCCCTGGAGCGTGATGATCTCGAAAAACAAATTGATGCTATGCACGAATTAGCTGACCAGGCTAATGATCGAGCTAAGGCTATGATTAAAAGTTATTATGAAAATAGATAGAACAAAAATACCAGCACACTTACGACACTTAAGTGACAAAGCGCTTAGATCTTTAATTAAGCTCTTTACACCTAGTTTCTAACGAAAGGGTGTTTATAAAGATTCAATTCCTTGGCGAGCCTCGTAATCTTCTTTGCTACCTAAATTAATTTCGATTGGTATAGGTTTACCTCCAACTGCTTTTCGACGTAAAAACTCCATAATCGGACTCGCTCCCAAGCCAGCACGATCTTGTAAGGACTGTAAGTTTTCCATTTGTTTTTCGTTGAGTTTTTTATTTTCATTAAAATCAAACGTATCGGTTATAACGTAATCACCATTTTCATTAACGGTTACTTTTGCTCGACCTAAAGATGTTTTCAAAGAAAATCTTGGATCTGATAGATCTGATAATAATCCCATAATGCCTTTGGCTTCTGGTTCCATGGATCCTGGGTATCTTTTTTCAAGCTCTGCTACTGATATTTTTTCTTTTTTGTATGGATCTGTTACAAAATACTTATCTGGATTTGCTCTAACCTCATCTTTTGAAACATTGTACCCAGCTGATACAAGATCTACGACATTTCGTGTTATATCTGAATAAGGTTTTTCGCTTGTTTTGTAATCTGGGTAATCTATATATCCAGGGTTTCTTGTGCCCTCAGCAAATATTATTTGATCCAAAGATTCCAGCTCTGCTCGGCTTAAATCTTTTTCTGAAAATTTACCACTAAAATCTTTTGGTATAAAACTTCTAGCATAAAGTTTTACATTTGATGGAATAAAGCCTAATAAATCTTGATAGACACTGAATCCTTCGGTGCGTGTATCTTTAAATATATCAATGTTATCAATTTTAGACATTCAATCATTATACTAACGAAACGGCGGTCCAGTAAACCAGCAAACGACGACATAACGGTCGCCTTTGGTTACAGGCTTGACCTGGTGCGAAATAAATGAGCTAAAAGCTACTGCTTCACCCATTCTTGGCCGCGTGCAATTAGCGTTATCACTGGTGCGAAAGCAAATTTCGCCGCCCTCATACTCCTCATTCAGCATTAAAGATACACTGATCTTGCGATTAGCAGCTGTTCCCTCTGGTCCTATGTCGATATGATAGCCGTAGCCGTTACTCGGCGCTTTGTAGTGTAAGATCTGAGCTGTCTCGATTCCAGATATATCATATTTAAAGTATTTATTAGCAGAAACCGCGATTCTGTTAAGGATCCTATAAAGGCGATCTTGTTTAGCGTCGATATATCGAACATCAACGTCTCTTAGATCTGTATTTTCGGCCTCCTGGCTCTTTTCATGCACCTTGCCAGGCACTGGATCTGTTACAACCAGGTAGTCTAAAAAGAGATCTACTTCGTCTTGGGTGATAGACAGGCCAGTAATACCATGATTAGGCATTATATCGGCTGTCATACTTCCTCCAGTTCTTCTTGAGAACATCTAGCCAATCATCCATCGCCATGACACAGATCTTATCGTCTTCGGCTGGCCAGTCCAGGTTCATGGCATAAAGCGGAATACATACTCGGATCGGTCTGCGGTTGAATTTAAAAATAAGAACGGGGATCCTACCATTACTGGAGCTGCAAACTTGATCCCACCAAGCGGACTTTAGCCACTCGCCGTCTTTGTAGAATTTACACTCAACCGCATGAAAAGGTATGTCCAGATCACACTGACCTGCTTCCTGGTATTGGTCCAGGTTGCGCTTTGTTTTGAAATCTATGCCGTTGTCTGCGAAGAAACCATTAAGTATGGTCGCTATGTCGCGCTCGAACTGTGCTCCCTTGTTCCTGCTGTTTATCGGCATTGATAGAGTTTCTCAAAATTTGCAAAAAATTGCAAACCCATTTCAAAATTTTTTTCACAAAATTTTTTTGCGTTGAGTTTTTCTGGTGATTCAATGTATCTAACCTAGTTATAATACTCATCGCATATCGTCGCCAGCATTTGGGGGTGTAGGGGTTCCAAAATATGCGGATCCTGTGGAAAAAAGCGGTCCCAAGGGACTCCTATTTGTTGCGCGTTACTGTTGTGCTCACATGTTGCACATAGTTGCATAAAAGAATACATGTTTATATACGCAATAAAGCACGGCATATCAATGACTTACGACTGCCTTTGTTTTTTTCTCAGATTCTGGCGCTTGGATCGGGAGGCCGCAAAAACAAAGCCACAGATCTATTTATCTTTGGGAGAATAGTCGTCTATATTTGCGCCGAGCAATTGTCCCAGGCGGTCCTTGATTTGATCTCTGGACATCTTCTCCAGGTTAGCGTTGATGTTTATATTCTGGGATCTATTGACCGATAAACCAGCGAGCTGATTGAGCTCTTTAATTGCTGACACAGCTGCATTGAATTGGCCGTTCTCGTAAGCGCTCTCCATTACCTTCCACAACATCGTGCCAGTCTTTTGTGGAGTGATCGCATACTTCTCTGCTAATTCATCTTGCTTGATCCGAATGGCCTTAACCACGTTCGGAAAGTTCTTACCATTGAGCAGCTTGCCTGCGCTTGCACTTGGGAACTGATACCCAGCTTTTCTGGCAGCCTCAGTCATACCACATGCACCTTCGGTGTAATGCCACACAAAGCTGGCCTGCATTTCAGTCAACCCGTGTTCATCATCCTTCTCAAACTGAGTCGGAGCGTTCGTGATCTTCTGATCTTCCTTTTTCTTTCTGGGCATAATTCTTCCTATTGTAAACCAGTGTAGAGTGTAGAGTGCATAGCTGTTCTATTATACCTATTATGTAACGCGTAAGATGCTATTCTTATAGCCAATACTAATAATAATATATATATATACACTATACCCTTATATATAGTAAAGACAGTAGTAGCAAGGGATTGAGGCAGGGTACAGCCAATTTTACTATACCCTTTGCTATACCCTTTTTTGCCTTTATTTGCCATTGATATGCCTGTCAGCAATAATCACAGCCAGGCCGACCAAAATAAATGAGCAAGCCAGGACTAAAAAAAAGGTAACAGCCGCACTGCATAAAATTACCTTAATCGTCTCTAACATCATCGTCATTTACCTTATATTTGTTCCAATATCCAGGATCACCTGGTCGAATTGATTTGTAGATCAGCTTGCGATTGAGCAAGATCTCATACAAATGCTGTTCGACTTCTTTGTATGTCGGATCATCTTGATCCATCTGGAGATCTATTTGTATTCGTATCATTAGAATAATTCCTGTGATTTTTGTTTGTGAGCAGCCTCTATTCTGGCACATGCTATCTCAAAATAATCCTCATTCATTTCAATACCAACAAAACCAAAGCCTTCGGCTATCGCCGCCTTACCCGTGCTACCACTACCCATAAATGGATCAACTATCACCCCACCTTTCGGTGCTACCAGGCGACATAAATAACGCATCAACTCCGTTGGCTTGACGGTAGGATGTGCATTATCATCACCTCTATCTTTCTTACTTGCTTTCGCACAATAGAAATATCTAGCCGCTGACCCTTCATCCCCATAAAATGTGTGACTTATATCATCTTTTGCTTGACCATAAATACCATGCTTGCCAAAACCCTTGTATTGTTTACCCTTACCCATGACACCACTTTTTTTGTTTTTTGGAAAAATGTCGCCGACAACCTCAGATCCATCGTGCATGACATTGGCTGGGAATCTGCCCTCAACTATTTCACCTCCAGGCTTATTGTCAAAACCAGACTTAAAGACAGTTTTCTTTTGCGAGCTTTTCTTTCTTCTATTTTTAGAGGTATCGAGTTTTTCTGTTCCAACCCTACACTCATCTATATTAATCCCACCTGTACCATGCTCTAACACATTCTCTGCCACGCTGCCTTTAAATGGTTTCCTAGCCATAACGATTGGCTCATGTGCTGGCTTAAGTGCTGTACCCCAACCTTCCCATTCTGTATTACCTTTTGTTGTTTCCCACTCTTTAGATGCCACACCATTGCCATCAAAAGTATTTCCAAAACCACCCTCACCCACAGAACCATAATGAAAAGCTCCTCCAGACTTGCCACTACCAGATACCTCTCTCTCATTCCCTTGCAACTTGTCTACAGCCTTACCTATGTTGTGCGACTTAGGAAAGCCACTACCGTAGATCCACATGAGTTGATCCCGTATCTCGAACCCTGCGTCCTCTATCGGTATAGCTCCTCGATGATAAGTGCGAGAGCCAAAGAATGATAAAAGATGTGCACCAGGCTTTAATACGTCATGCACTTGCGTCCAAATATCTACACCTGGAACATCATAATCCCACTGCTTGCCCATGAACGATAGGCCATACGGCGGATCGGTAACACAAGCGTCTATGTCTTTCAGCAAAGGCAAAACGTCTTTACAGTCTGCACAATACAATGTTGCATTGCCTATTTTTTTCATTTGTTTAATCATTGAACTTACTCGTGTAATCTGTATAAGTATCACCCTCAGCTGCGCTGTAGTCCAGATCATAGATCTTCTTGCCATTAGATCGTCTAGGCTCAATGCCTCTTCCGTGTAAGACACGGGCCGCTTCTTTGAAGTCTGGCATCCTTGGTGACTTGATTCCAAGATCGCGCAAGAGCTTTGTCATTTGCACAGGCTTGGCATGTTCGCTACCAAAGTCTACATGCTCCAGGATAAGATCCTCCACACTCGACTGAGTTCTATATTGTTCGTTGCTATCTTGCAAGAGCTCGCGCTCATCTGGTGATAGAAACCAATTCTTTTGTCCTGGCACATACATCGTCTCTTTTATCTGCGCCCAGAGCTGTTGCATGTTGACACCGTGATTGACATTAATATCTCTGACTGCGAGTACCCAGAATCTTCGATTGCCCGACGTATCCGTCAAGAACTCGCGTGCATTAACAGAAGCGTAAAACGCTGTCCTGCGCTGATAGGTCGTAAACGCCCGATCATAGGGTAGCCTTAGTTCATCTGACTTAGACGTAACAAAGGCCTTGAGCTGATCTATATCCGACTTCTTAAAGGTAGACTCAATCTCGCCTAACTCTACAATCCAATGACTAACCGCTCTCTTTACAGAGTCCTTGTCAGAAGGATTAAGCGTTGCACCCTCTAAGAGCCAGCCTTTATTGTAATCACATAGTCGCTTGAACCATAAGGTCTTACCGAGTCCTTGTGCGCCCTGCAAAACGAGGATACCTTCGAGTTCAACGCCATTTGTTTCATAGGCCGCTGCTACACAGCTGATTAACCATTTCTTTAATAACATATCTCGAAGCTGCGCGGATTCCTCTGTAGTCAGCGAATTTAAAAAGTCTGGGAGTCTGTCCTGGCCATCCCAAGGGACCGAGTCGATCCATTCTTTTACTGGGTTATATTCTCGCGCCAAGACTTTGAGATAGTCGCGAACCTTAGTGTGCGGGATCCCCATATTAATACAACGATCTTCGATCTCAATCAGACTGGCTTCCTCGTGCATATCTGCAATGAATTTCATCTGCGGTATGTCTATCTCCATCTTTTTCTTAATGACGTTATAGCGAACATCCACGTTATGTGTTTTCAACACCCCGCCAATATTGTCCTTCGTGTTTAAGAAGCGTCCGCTTGCTGATCGCACAAAGTCATACTCTACT